AGTGAGTAGCGACTGCGGATTGATAGACTTGTCCAAAATCAGGCTTCTTAAAAGCCGATCGATTGTCAATCCCTTCTTCAATAAGCTCGGAGAAGTTAAAATATCTTCTTCCTTTGCGGTCATATACTTTATCTCCACAGTCTCCTGTTGATGTAAAGGATGACCTTCAGGATAAAAGCGACCTCCCGAAGGAAGTTCTACATGCTGAGTGGGGACTGAAAAAGCCAGTCCTGACCCGCCATGGTCAGAGGGAGTAGTAACATTGTCGATAGGTGCATCGGCTCCTCCCGTAGGTGTGTTATCATCACCCAAGCCGAGGCGATCAGCACTATTTCTTGACATTTATACCTCTTTTGTTATGCGAGTGGATGGGGGAATGTAACCCCATTAGCTGTGAGTGTAGCATAGTCATAACGTAATGTTAAGCTAATTTCTACCATTTCATTTTGCGCATAATCCAATTGTCCAAATTCTACACTCAGAATCCAAGGATTGACCAAGGTCCAGATTTCAAGAGTTTCGGCATCGTTAGCTCCAATTTGTTTGAGCTTCACCTGTCCACCGAGAGCATTTACTGCCTTCTTCTTGGTAATCGTGGAAGAAGCTGAGTTGTCGTTAGTGGGAGCATAGTACCCCATGTTACGCAGCATCTCTGTTAATGCCAGAGAAGTATCATCGGCTCCAGCTGGGTCTACTAAAGTAATGTCTACTGTTTGCCATTCAACACGACCAGGGTAGTAAAAAGTATGATTAATAAATTGATGCGGGGTTTCTCCAATGGTGAATCCCGGCTTTTTGGCTGACTTGGCATACCAAGACTTGAGTTTAGAATTACCAAAAGAAATCAGCCATCTAAATTGTCTTTTTGGATCGACGATTGCGCCGCCTTGTGCTCCCCAAAATCCCATGTTGTAGTTTCTCCTTTAATATTAATTAGATATTAGATTAATTTTTAGTCTTCAAAAGCGGCACCAGTGCTGGTAATATTGAAATCAATTGCGATGTATTCAATAGCACGGGCTGGTTTGAGGAAGATTTTAGCGTAAAGAATGTTTCTATCAATCAACTCAGGGGTGGTTGTAGTCTCATCTAACACAACTTTAAAATCTGTAAGTCCGAAATCCGACTGAATTCCTGACAAGAAGGGTTCTACCTCTGCCAAAAATCGATCCCATGTGGCTTGAACATTTTGATCAAACAAAATACCATTTGCCATTCTAGAGATTTGCTTTTTAACATAAATCATCAACCTTCTTACGTTGATTCGATCAAGAGCTGATTGTTGTAGTTGCAGCGTTTTCTGTCCAAAGATTACGATACCTTCCGCTGGGAACGAAGCAATAGGATTAATATTAGCTTCATATAGCTTATCCCGTTGTTTGGACGTTAATTTGTCTCTAACGCCTACGACGGGGATACCAGCTGAGCCATCGGACAAGCCGCCTCGGTTAAATCCAGCAGGAGCAAACCAAAGGTGACTTGCTTTCTCTGAACTAGAGAAGGTTCCCAGCGCTGCGACTGAGGGAGGTGCCCATAGAGTATTGTTGTTAATGGTGTCTTGAATCTGTACCCAAGGGAAATAAGTACATGCATAGCTGCTGTCAAGCGCTCTGTCTTTAAGGGCTGTAACCACAGTAGCCACGCCGGCTCTTGTAGCGCCTCCTGTACCGGCATCCCAGGCTGGGACATACACGCCAGGCAAGTCAATGACTGCCAACGAGTCGCCTCGATCTTCACAGACGTTCACCAAATAGTTAGTGAGCTTCGTGTTCGTAACACCAGGTATTGAGGCTAGGTTATACTCGACAACTTCCGGATCTATAATAGAGTCCAGAGCCTTTTTAATCGAGTAGTAAGCGTAGCTGTTAAGTTCGGTTTTAGAACTCGCCAGCGCTCTAGTGTTGTTAAACGGGTCTTTCTCATAAATGTCCAGACCATCGCCACCGCCATGCATGACAGTCGTAAAGGCATTAAATCCTAAATCCAGAACCGATTGATAGGTTCCTGTCATAGCCGTAATCGAGAATCCTCGTTGGCGGGAACCGGAGCGGTGTAGAGCATTAGGTGCAATATCTGCATCAAAACCGGGGAGACCTTCTTCTTGAGTAATATCGTCAAGCGTAAAAATCCAACTGTATTCAAGATTAGAAGTGGTGGTCACGTCGCCAAAATCATCCACATTGGCAGGAAGCATTCTTAAGACATCAGGGGTCGCTTGATTATAGATATTATATCCAGCGCTGCCCATTGATGTATCTGCACCCCAATATACCGAGGATGGAGATGAATTGTTTCCATCTGAGCTACTTACGCGAGTAAAGATTTTAGGGAATTCAAGTGCAGCGGTGTAGCCGCCGAAGTCCTCGCCCGTCCCGCCCGTGAAGGCGGCAAATGTACCGGCACCTGTCTCTGTGGCATCGCCTGTTATAGACGTATTACCTGCAACACCTTTAACATCTTGCTCAAGCTCTACCGTTGCGCCAACCCGGTTGGCAGTGATAGTTCCGGCGCATGTTCCGGCATTAATAGTGTTCGCAATCTGGGTACAGGCTGCTCCGTTGTCGCTTGTGGTCCAGGCTGTGGCGATTCCTATAATATTACCAGTTGTAGTATCAACACTAGTGTTGAACGTAAAGGTATGCTCCGTTCCAGCAGTGTCTGTAAGAACGAATTTTTCGCCATCGGCGACGGCGGTGATGGTTGTTATAGTAATGATCGATGTTGCAGCAGCAGCCGGTGACGTGTACTGACCGCCTGGGTATACAATTGCTGATGGGCTGCTAGTATCGAAAATTGCCGGAACGGCATTGTTAGCAAATGAAGAAGTGCTGGCTCCTATCACAAAATAACTTGTAGAACCAAGAGGTCCGTTTCCGTTGTCATCTAGTGCCTGAGTGGCAGTGCCTGATATCGCGGAAAACCCTCGGAATCTTGGTGGTCCAAATACGCCGAATGGGATACACGATTCATTTATGGTTCTGTTAGTAACGTCTGGATCAACAACCACGCGGACGAATTTAGAATTATTCGCATATTCTCCATATTCCGTGTACCGGGTGTTTGTCGCATCCCAGGTTTGATATTTATCGCCAATGATTTTGGAAATATAATGTGGTGAGTCGGGGTTGAGGTTGCAATTATCAAAACGTTCAATAATTTGAACAGCGGCATCTGTATCATCGATGCGGCGTAGTTCAACTGTAAACGTTCCAAACAAGTCCGTAGAATTAAATGACTGTTTGATATTGGCAATAGAGATTTTGAGGTTACTAGAAGCCCATCGCCCAGTGTCCAAAGCCACAATCTTAAATAATTTTTGGTTATCGCGGGCTTCAAAGGTATTGTCTTCGACTGCGACAGACGAATCCGCCGCAGTAACGGCATTCAAATCCTGTGAGAAGAACCAGCCCGTTTGGGCGGCTTGGTTGACTTTCCGCATGTCGCCTCTTTCTGTATTGGCTGAGCTGTCGGATAGTTTAAGCGGTAGAATCGCTCCATAGCAGTCGGCAGTGGAAACAGTTTGTTCTAGGGCTCCGTTGCCGCCGTAACCAAGATTGGAGCCGGTGATGAATTGATCGTTTACGCAACGCTCGAAAGTTTCTCCCAAGAAGTATTCTTTGTAATTGGTTGTGATCATGCTGTTGCTTTTGGCAGGATCTGTATTGAAGACTTTTCGAATATAATTATTGGAATTGCGATTCAAAGAAAAAGTAATTTTTTCCGTGGTCGCCCCGGCTGCGCCAGAGGCGTATACATTAGCTACGAAAGCCTTTTCGCCAGACAAGCTTTGTATCCACTGCCCTGCACTAGAAGTAGTGCTGGCGAAATCATAAATGCCTTCTGTGCTTCCGGTGAGTCCTGGAGATGTTCCTGACAAAGCGATGGTGCCGTTGTTAAAATACCATACCGCAGCTAATGTCCCTGTCACGTAGCTTTGATTATGCGTCGACATCGAAGAGGATGGTGCAATAAAAAGCCCATAAGCGCCGCCGCCAGCGTTGCTGTTTCCATGGAAGGTTTGATCGCTTGTGTCGCGAGTAAACCAGCCAGCGGATCCCGCAGTCGTTTTGCTGCTGGACTCTTCGCCAAGCAGTCGAACGAATGTCAAAGGTGAATTGTTTTTAAGCCATGCCTGAGCAGCATAAACAGCATACAATGGAGCGCCTGTCGAATCATCTCTACGCCATACATCGACGCGAGTATCTTGGGCAGCTGGTCCTCCAAACATGGTTACAAATTCTGAAAAAGAATTAACCTGGACGGGGCGCATTGCCGGTCCACGCGCTGAGCGTCCAATCAAGACAGGACCTATGTCAACAGGCTCTTCAGGTAATTGAGAATTGTCAATTTCCGATAAGAAAACTCCTGGTGAAACAAATTTATACTTCTTAACTGACATTCTTAAATCTCCTATTATTTCTCTTTTTAAGGTATTAACTTAAATTAGTTCTCTTATAAATAGTTAGTTAAAATACCAAAATACTTTTTAAGATCTATAAAATCCCTTGTCATCAGACAGTTCGGGCAGGTCGCCAAATACTACATGCTCTCTAGGAATTCGCACTTCCACAGCATTCTCTCTTTTCACAATCTTAGGTGATTCTTGATTTTTATCTTCTCCAAAAATATGCCCTAAGACCTTGATATTAATGTCGGTGGTAAACTTGCGCTCTTGCTCACCAAGATCATTAACCGTATTGTTGGCGCTAAATTCTGCGTCAATAAAGCCTTCGTACACATGACCATTCCTCCGCAATTGAAAATAATTTATGCCGCCGGGGGTCGTGATGAAGGGGGTTATAATGTCATTCATTTGCTCTTGATACTCAGTGACGATGGACACTACATAAGCCACGTTAATATATACAGGAAGAGGGATAGTATATGTCTCGTAGACAACTTTATCTTTAATTTTGCTTGTTTTGAAATTAACCTGTTTAAAGAGCCTTTTAGAGTCTGCATTGGAGAATTCTGAAGTTTTCTTTTGTTGTATACGTCGTGCCACTGTAATCGACCCTTTTTTCGCATCCTTAACCGGAGGGATGTTAGCATAAATGGACCCCTTATCGGACAAATCTTTTGTTATGGAGTTGCGTTCCAACGTTATCACGGGATAAATTACGGAACCATCCGTATCCCGGAGGTCTTTGTGTTGTTTTATTTGAGCAGCTCTTTCTGCGGCAACCCAGATGACTGGGACTTTCTTCCACCCTTTGTTGGTTCTGGTGGATATATCAAGCGTGTTGGTGATATAGTCTAACATCGCTGCATCGATATCCTCAATGGTCGAGGGCATCAACAACTCTTCTCTTAAGTTGGGATCTTTATCGGGCATCGAATAATCCTCTTCTGGACTTAATACATTGAGCTGAAATCTCCAAGCTCTTTCCAGCTTGTCCAAAAAGTTCTCTGGGTTCTACCAGGGTGATAATCTCATAATAATCGTCGCTGTATAAAACAAAATCCCCCTCTCTCACATATAAGTCTTGGTCTTCGGTTAAGCGGCGTTTGTGGAAATGGACAGTCAAAGAATATAGCTTGTCCAAGCCGTGTTTCTCAGTCGTCGTTTCGATACCGCCCCACTCTATCAGGGCGTAGACGCGAATAGGAGATAAGAAATTTTTATTTATTGCCTCGCCATAAACAGGGTGATAGTTGGTATGCTCAGCGCTAATGGGATAATAAAGAACTTGTTGACCGATAACTCTTTCAATAAGCTCATCGTTGACTTGTTTTACAAGGTCTCGCTCTTTTTCTCCCAAAAATAACGGAGGAGGCGGTCTATCTGGTTGTTTCCACTTGTCTTTTGGCACAAATCACCCTCCTATCCTTGGAATATGCCGACTGGTATGGTCTGCATTGTCTCAAGAGCCGTTTTTGAAATATTGCTCTGTTTTTCGCTTAATTTCTCGTAGGTTAGCTCATCGAGAACTGTCTTCAACTCTTCTCGTAATGCCTCTTTCTCCGTTTGAGCTTGAGATAATAAGTCAGACGCATTTAAAGTCACATCGTTACCAGGGATGGGAATTGTACCAAATTTACCTCTCACCTGTCCGAGGGTTTCTTTAGACATAGCCAGTCCAAATCGTCGTATCCATTGTTTACCAATCGAATTGATGCTATTGTACGGAAGGTTAGAAAACGGAAGCGTGTTCATGTTGTTGACACCCGTCAAGCCACCATCTACCGCCGTGTCGTCAACCCAAGGATCTTCTTTTATCGTAAATTCAATCCAAAGTTTCGTAGGATCACTAGATTCAGGCGCTGGGAAGATGCGCAAACGGTTATCTTTGATTTCGTAAGAGTAGTGGGATACGCGGGTGTACAAGGAATCTTCATATGCCATGGCTTGGAGTTTGTTTTGCCAGGCGGGCACAATTTCAAACGTTGAGTCGTCAGCATATTGACCATAGGTCGACATATTTCCTGCCACATTCAAGCCACCATAGTAACTATAGAATCGCCACATGGCGTGGGGAGTGCGGTAATATACCTTTCGTATGGTCACCCTATTGTTGCCCACTTTGCCGTAAAATGGCGACGCTGTCTCCGTCTCAGATAATGAAGAAACGATGCTTTGAAGGTCATAATCTTGTTGTTCAGTAACCGTATCGAAAGAAGCAGAATAAATGCGTGTTATGCCCCCAATATCGGCTTCTGTAGACGTTCCGTCGCCTACTCTAAGGGCATACCCAAAGGAAAACTTAGGATAGTGCAGAGAGGCAGTAATGCCTATTAAAGGCGAATCTGAGGTTTGTTGTCCATCTTGATTAAAGGTGCCCGTTGGGGCTCCAAGGACGTTTGGTAGAGTGTTTTTGGCTTGATGTATGTTGACTAAATAAGAATATTCTAGTACTGCATCTTCATAGTGCGAGTAAACATCTTGTTCTGTGAGTTCAATGTCAAGAACAGCACCACCGAGTTTGCGGTAAGTGTAGGTAACTTGGTCGGATGCCCCAGAAATGAAATTTGCATCATAGAGATCAGACGTAGACCCTACATATACACCTAAAGCATATATCGAGCCCGATGCTGCGACATCGGTGTTGCCTGTCGCCGGCAAAATTACCCTGGATATTTGGCTTGCGGGAGTTAATACGGGTACTGCCATTAATAAAATTCTCCTATATCAGAGTAAATAGTATAGAAAATCACATAACGGTAAAAAACCCCGTTTTAGCAAAAAGACTTACTTTCGCGATTTCTTCGTTCTTTTAGTCGCCGTCGTTCTTCCTGTGGAAGTTTTAGTCTTTGTGGTAGTCGTGGTGGTCACAGGCGTAGAAACTCTGGTGGTTTCAATAGGCTTTGGCGTGACCACGGGGGTTGGAGTTGGTATAGCCACTGGTTCAGGAACCGTAACAACTGGTGTTGGAGTGGGGATAGACTCTGGTGTGGTTAGAGTATCCAACTCGGTGGTTGTTCCCCATTTATTTGAGGGATGATTGATAAATTTTGGTGAATGCATTCTGCGTTTTTTCTTGCCCATGATAAGCTCCTTTCGTTCTATAAATAGTTGTTAATAAAGCAAAATCTCAAAAAATTGACGGCAATATTTTTTAAGGGCATTGGGTTCTCGGGTTTAAATCAAAAAAGCCCCCTTCCGAAGAAGGGGACAAAATATAAAGATATATTTTAAATACTATGCA